CACTACGACCATGTACCTGGCTACGGGTACCGACTCGTTTTGAATATTGATAAGGGTATCGGTCTCTTTTACAAGTCCCTCATTCCCAAGTGGTTCAAGGCCAATGGACAGCGTTACGATCCCCACATCACTGTGGTCCGTTACGAGAAGCCCAAAAATCTCAAGGCTTGGGGTAAGTATGAGGGTGAGCGGGTAGAATTCACCTACAGCAACTACATCTTCCAGGGTAAAGTCTATTGGTGGCTGGATTGCTTCTCCACTCGCCTTGAAGAAATCCGAGCAGAACTTGGACTTCACAACGCTCCATTGTCCCCGGAATATCATGATCCCATTGAGGGTTTTGAAAAAACATTCCATAGCACAATAGCAAACAGCAAAGATATTGCATGAAAACATCTGGCATCTATAAAATAACAAACTTCGTAACCAATAAGGTGTATATTGGGTCATCTAAAAATATTCCTCGCAGATGGGCTTACCACAAAACAGGACTTAAGCACAATAAACACGCTAATCCACATCTTCAGGATTCTTACAATAGGTATGGAGACACATTTAGTTACGAGGTAGTTTTATATTGTGACGAAAGGGATCTGCTGTTATTTGAACAACGCTGCTTGGATGTGTATTGGGATGGTGGGGTGCAGTGCTATAACATAAGTAAAGACGCCCTAGCCCCAATGTCAGGTAGGAAACACTCTGAAGCTACTAAATTGCGGTATTCGATTGAGAGGAAAGGAAAACAAAAATCTGAAGAGGCTAGGGAAAACATAGCAATAGGTCAAATAGGCCATACCCTGTCAGCGGAAAGTAGGCAAAAGATATCCGATGCTAACAGCGGAAGCAATCATCCACGATTTGGCAAAACCATCTCAGATCAGAACAGGCTGAGCCTCACACTAGCCGTGCAGGGAATGGCTTCCTATGCGGCTAAACTTACCGATGATCAAGTTAGAGAAATTTTTATTAGTGAAGAGCCTGGAGTTGCCTTAGCAAAAAAGTATGGTATCAGCCCTAGTATTGTCTGTTGCATCCGAAAAGGTAAACGCTGGAAGCATGTAACCCAAAGGAGGAAGCGATGAAGTTCAAGAAAAAGCACATTGGAATCAGAATCGAACCCCGCAAATGCACTGCCTGTAGTGGTTCTGGAATCTACGATGTCACTGGAAGTCCTAAGTGTGGCTGGTGTAACGGAACTGGCCTAGAACCCATCCCAAATAAAGGAGGTAAGCGATGAAAAAGAAAACGCTTAAGGCCCATAAGAATGCGGCTCGTTTGTCGCTTTTGGGTGTTATCATTAATACCTCTACCCAGGTGCTGAAGAATAAGAAAAAGATTGTGAAACCCTTTGTCCTGAAATCCTTTCAAGACTAGTATAATACCATTGGAGGCAATAACATGACAACCATTCTTGGACTTAATACGGCAGCTTTTGCTCTTTTGACTCTCTGCTGGTCTAGCCGGGGTTGGAATACGCTGATCAAGTTCATCCTGGGGACTCTCGCCGTTGTCAATGGCGTCCAGTTTCTCATGGCTCTCGGCTATATCGTTAGGAGCTAGTTATGTGGACAAAGATTTGGGCCTTCCCCGCTCTCGCTACCTTACTCTTCCTATGGGGTTATATGACCATCGGCTACTTTGATGCCGAGATTCGCCCCACTTATGATAAGCATGGAGGATTCTTTCCCATGTTCTTGTTCTGTATTCCAGTAGCGGCCATTTGGCCCTACACTCTAGTCAACCTGCTCTATTTCATCAGAAAGACGGAAAAAGAAAATGAAAAAGTCAACTAAGCTGTATTTGACAAGTGTGGGTATTGGGTCCGCTGGGATTTTTATTGTTAGTTTTCTTCTTGGTCCACACGCTCTTCTGAAGTCCATAGCTTGGTTTACAGCCATGCAGTGTGCAGCTTTCAATGTGTATTATGGCATGAAGTGGGCAAATTCGAATACGGAGGAAAAGTGCGAAAAGTCATCTTGATGGTCGGAGCGCCGGGTTCTGGAAAGTCCACCTGGGTCAAAGATCATATTAAGGATATTAAGGAAGAGAACCGAGCCATTGTCTCGGCGGATCACTATTTTGAGGTGGATGGAAACTATGTCTTTGATCGAGCTAAGTTGTATATGGCGCACCAAACTTGCCAAAGCCTTTATGTGGATGCTCTCGTTGCTGGCAAAGAGTTGGTGATTGTGGATAACACTAATACCACTGCCAGGGAGCGTAAGTTCTATGTTGAAGAGGCCCGTAGCCGTGGCTATGAGGTCTGGATGGATGTTATCAAGGGAGAAGCTGAACTCTGCTTCCAGCGTAATGTCCATAAGGTTCCTTTGGAATCTATTCAGCGTATGATTGCTCGTATTGATGTTCCCTATGGGTTTAGCGAGGTGGTATGACTAAGCTAGAAAAAGCAGCTATTCAATCACTTCGCAATATCCTCAGGAGAAAGGCAGAACATGCAGCGGCTAGAGCGCATGAAGCTAATTGGAGCAACAATCCAACAGACGCTTCGTTCTATAATGGAGTGGCCTCAGGTTATTTGTGTGCAGTTGTTGAACTGGATGGAATGCTCAATTTTTTGGAAAAGAGGTAAGCCAATGTTATACAATATCGGACTATTTATTCGCTACTGCTTCATGATTTTATTTGGGGCTCAAGGAGAGTGGAAGACTCTAGAGAAATACTCTATTGGTCGCCGTTGGTGTAATACCACTCAAAACAATGATTGGACTTCTCATGAACCCGAGGTGAAAGTCAAAGTAGATGGGGATAACAAAAAGTTTTGGTTTTCTCGTGCTGAGCTTTTGGCTAAAAAGCATATGAAACCTAATTTCAGAACTTTTCGTGAAGAGGGGTCCAAGGGATGAGATATTTATTTTCCTTGCTCGTTTTAGTTATGTTGGTTGGGTGCAATAACAACGCCACCTCTGCCTATTACTGTCGTAAAAGTGTGGAATCAACTTTTCCAAATAGCGAAATTTCACTTTCTCCAGATGGGGATACCCCCTTTAGGTATCTGATCAGAGAGCCAAATGGTAATATTTGGTATGTGGAAACCCTATCAGGAAACGGTCCTGAGATTACCAAAAAAGAATTAGTCTTTAAAGGAAAACAGTAATGCTACAGTCGCTTCGAAATAAATTCGTAGACCCCATTAAGGGCAGGCTATGGCTGAGTGATGTCATGGTTACTTGGGTATGGATTGTTCTTGCCCTTGTCTTCAACATTTGGGCTGTTGTTGGAGCCATCATTCTTTACCCTTTTGTCTTGACAATTTGGGGGATCTGGCAAGAAAAGAAAGTTTATCATTACGAGGAGTAGAAATGCCATTAGTCCTAAGACCTATCACTGGAGACCTTGAATGTGATGCCGTAGCTGATTTTGCTTACATGGATGAGCTAGCTATAACTTTGAATGTCAATCCATGGCAATGCACTTTTGGTGGAACGAATTTCATCTCTGACTACAATTCTAAAACTCTGGATGAGTCCATCAAATGGATTATCAGATCAGCAGAGAACAGGGAGATTGATAGGATCGCCATTATCACTCCTGAAGATACTAATCTGCTCCAGTTCTCACATACTCTTGGAGAAGTGGTTATTACTCATGACTGGGAGGATAGTCCGCTAAGAGAAATTTTAGTTTATTCTTTTAGACAGATTGATTTTGAAACAGTCAATGGGTATTTTCAAGGATATTGGCATATTTAGAACTCTATACTGAGGGTAGTAAAATGAACGAAGGTGCTTGGATCAATGCCAAAACCGGTCAATTCGCATGGATAGATGAACATGCTTCTTGGATTAAGCGTGAGCTTAATGCAGAAGGAATCGGTTTACCTAAAAAGACCTATCAAAAGATCATGGAGATGGACTGGGACTTTGATGGTCCAGGTAGAGCCGAAATCTTGGCTGAAGTCATGAAGGCTGGATTTATTAGAATGAGAGGACATGGATCTTATTGGACCTTTGAATTCTCTATCAATTCATACGAAGCTCTTTGGGCTTGTCTCGACTTCTTGACCAATTACGCTGGCCCCCAAACGCAATGCAGATTCAATAATTTAAGGACCGGCGAGTCTATTGAGTTAAGTTATACTGAATTCATTAAATATATGACTCAAGATCCTGAGTTGATTCTCAGAAGAGCTAGTATTTTAACTGAAGAAGAATACCCAGAAAGAAGGAGAATCGCTTTCAAATCATCGCTTTTAGAGAAGCAAGCCGCTGGCTATCCTCGTCTGATGAGTATCCTTAAGGGTAAAGTTCCATCCGTTCACACCTTTGGGATCATATCAGTTGATAACCCTCAGGGTATAGCTGCATCTCCAGAAGAGAACAACAAGAAGCAGGCTGAGTTTAAAGAAATTCTAAATCGCTCTGGTTATGGATATATTCAGCATAAGGGTAAGTATGGGGAGTTTGAAAAGGCTTTCTTTATTATGAATATTCGTATAACTGATCTTCTCAAGTGGAAGAGCAAGTATGATCAAGATTCTGTTATCTTTGGTGAAATCAACAAGGAAGATAACAACGTAACGTTTAAGCTAATCGGAGATGATGGAATCAGATCAGTTAGAGAAGATGTCCTAACTTCAGCCTCTGATACCGATGAATACTATTCTGAGTATAAGGGGAGGCGTTTCCTAATTCCTTTCTTTGATGATGCTTATGAACCTAAGGACACTGAGGCTAATATTCCTGTCTCGGTATTGGATAAGGATTTGGAAGAAAACCCAGAGAATCTCCCTCATTTGGCTACCATTGTGGCTAACTTCAATCAAATCAGAGATGATGCTCGTGGGTTAAAAGTGGGAATGGGCAATTATTATACTAGGTGTGCGGTTCTTCAAGCTCTTAAAAATTTAAGGTAGGCTATGGATATTGAGGTAATTAGGAAGGGTATTGTACACGGTATGCTTTGCCCTATCCTCAGAAATGATCCTTGTGGTTGTCCTGCTGGCCCTGCTCTAAAAGCTTTAGAAGAATTTCAAAAGAAATTTGAAATCAATTTGGATAAAACTCCCCCACCTACAGTATAATAGTGGTGGAGGCAATAACCCATGAACCAGTATCAGAAGTTTGCCATGCAGA